CTTGGTGATCTTGATGAACACCTTCGACTTTTCGCTGTCACGATACTGAGTCGTACCGTCGTATATTCCACGAAAGTTTTTGTACGCCTGCAGCCACCGCTGTTCGTTTGAGAACCGCCCATTTTCTGCGTCGTCAAACCGCGCCTTGATGTGGCCCGCAAGTCCGGGCATCTGCTCATCAGCATTGGTAATCGGAATAGCGCGTTCGTCATCCGGTTCTAGGAAATTATCGGCCATGTCGCTTCCTTAGTAGTCGCGTTCGTCTGCCATCTTAAACAGTGAAGCTTCTACAGTTGGCTTGGTTTGCTTCTTAGGCATAGCTTCGATAGTCGGGCCTGTTTGGACACGAGTGTCGAATTCCAAGCCTTCACGGTAGAGTTGTGTTGCGCCTTCATCTTTATCGACGCTGGTCTTGTCGGCACCCATAATGTATGCTGCGCCATAGTTGTAGTTGTTGTTGGGCATGAGATTATCTCCTTTTCTCTATAAACCCACCGGAGGAATAGGAAAAACCCCCAGTTATTTTAGATACGATTCCTCGTTCTAAATTCTCGTCAGTAAGTGCCATTCCTGTCTCTTCTTTGAATGGTTCCTTTGCAGCCTCGACGTACGCCGACACAACTGGGCGGGTAACTCCGCCGATAACGCCTATAGGAGTGCTGGCCTCTTCTATAGCAGCCTGTGCCGCAGCCTTTTTCGGGTCCATTCCTGAAGCTTCTAGTTCACTTCGGGTTGCCTCAAAGCCAACTCCCGGAAGAACGATGTTTGCTGCCTTTACGGTTCCCTTGCCGACTATACCTGCAGCATCTGCAGCGATACCTAGTCCTGTTACTGCTGCGGGAGGAAGGATGGACTTGATATTAGATGTCAGTTTATCCCAGAGACCCAAACCTTTGAGTTTTTCTATCGAAGAGTCGCTGATGCTGCCTTCAGGAGTGTCGCCTGTTTGGTCTAGGCTAGAGGCACGTACTGCTGCTCTGATTTCTTTCTCACGGATGCGTCGTAATTCATCTGCCCTAACCCGCTCTACGTCAACCTCTTCAGCCCTAGCGATCTCTCCAGCAGTTACGGAAGCTTTTGCTTTTATTTCTGCAGCCTGTGCTTCTGCAATAGTAGCCCCTGCAACAGCCCTCTTGGCACTCTCTTCTTCAATTATCGTAAGCTTCTGATCTTCTATCAGTGCTGCTCTGTCTTCGTCGGACAACAAATCGATGTTAATATTCTTTGGCGTCGTGCCAAAATCACCGACAGCAAACGCCTGCGGGTTTTCAAGCAACTTCGGTAGGTCGGTGGCTGGGTTTAGGCCTGCATAATTTCTACGTAATATGCTGGAACTGGTATGTCCCATGATACCCTGAACAAGCCCCTCTGCCACGTTAAATTGATCTAGCATAATCTTGGGAACAATTGAACGAATTGCAGAGGGTGTAATTACAGGCTTTTGTGCAATTTGAATTCCGTCCGGTGTTTCAACTTTAATTTCAGCTACAGGGAGGACATCTGAAAACGCCTCTAAACGAGAACCTACATGCTTATTGAATGCTTGTGTGAATTTTTCGTCGGTAGTGTCGAACAGGTACTTGGATGTCGATGAATCCAAGTTTCTTTTCAGTAGCTGTCCTGTGGGTGAGTCTATGTCGAATGAAAGTTCAGGACGGCCCTTTTTATCTGTCTTACTGGTCGGTTTGCCCGCAACGGTAATAGTATTTCCTGATATGGTAACCTGAGACTTGAGAATACCCTGAAGCTGTTCTGGTCGGTTCGCTGTGGTGGCGTGATACCGAATCAAGTCTGCTGTAGCCTGACCGTACTCTGCTTCAATCTGGGGCACGGCTTCCGCGTAAATGCGAGTGAAGTCTTCCATAGAAAGAAGACCTCGCATAGGACGTTCACCTGCTAGGCCTGTACGCTGCGTTCCAGCAACTGTTCCCGCACCTGCAAGCTGGGGATACATCGCCACTTCCAAGTCAGTTCCGGGAAGTTTTTCCATGACTGAGGAGACGTTGTACTTTGAAAATAATTTGCTTAGATTGTTCTCTAGTGCCTGCAGGTTTCCTGCGCGGTTTGACTTGTCAGGACTACCCTCTCTCGTAAACAGGGCTAGGATGTTCTCGTCCTTGAGGTCTTTGTAGGGCATAGATACATCTAGGCCCATCTTCTCGAACCCAGAACGAAGTCTCTTTATTCTCTGAGACGCATTCTTGGATATGTCGGGTTTGCTTGTCGCAAAATCAATGGCATCTTCGACGGTGGCAGTTCCCGCCTTCAGCTTCTCTACAAATTCTATTTCAGTGAGTGCCATCGATTAGTATCCGAATACTTCGTCTTGAACTTGGTGAACCTGTCGTGTCCACGTCTTCGCTGTTCGTCTTGGAGAGGGGTATGCCTGCAATCTGTTTGACGATGTTCTGGCACGAGGAAAAGAAGCGTAGGCGTGGCTCCTCTGTGTAGGGATCGTCAGCGAGGCGGCGATGTATCTCCATCTTCCCTTGAATACGATTGCGGTCTGATGGTGTCCAGCGTACGCCCTCACGCATCATCACTTCTGCAATCGACGGCCCGAAACCCGTCTTGTTCCAACATGACGAGTCGAGGACCGTGTAGTGAGGTAGAGGGTCTAGTTGTTCTGCTTCTAGTATTCTACCAGCTAGTTCTTCTGCTGTCAAGTGTTTTTGGTATAGTTCTCTGTATATCCAGATATTGTTGTCCCAGTCGATTGCACCCCAGAGAACACAGGAGGGGGCAGCGTATCCGTAGTCGGCCATGCGAATGCGCGGCCAGTTCGTCGGGAGTTCGAATGGTTCGACGACGTGCTTGGCTCGTGAGAATTCGGGAAAGGCCGCTCCCTCTGCCACGTCCCAATCCCCTTCGAGAAGTCTCTTCCGTTCAACTTCCGGGAGCGATCTGAGCATAGCCTCGTACTGGCCGTCTGCCATCAGATGGGGATTGTCAGTCAGACGCGCAGGAACGAACTTACGAAAGAAGAGCGGCTGACCTGCCTTCTCGTGACCCTTCGGCCAGAGGAATGGATTGCGCGTTTCTATATCGAAGGCAGGAAAAGGCTTGTTCTCTGGCGTTCCTTCGATGTAGGTTTTCTTGACCCACCAACCACCCACTCCTCCGGGGTTGGCTGTGCAGCGCATGTACAGGTGTTGCTGGAGTTCAGGATCAGTAGTACGAAGGCGAGAACGCAGGTAGTCCCACACATAAGGCGTGGGGTATTGTGTAATTTCATCGATGCCAATCCAGTTGAATGCCTGTCCCTGAAAACGAGTTACGTCCTTGTCCTTGTCGAGGTACGTGAACCAGATCGTAGCCCCAGAGGGAAAGACCCACGTAGACTTCGACTCACGAAACTTCGCACCGGGGAATGCCTTTGTGTATAACTGACGCGACTTGTCAATCAGTTCGGTCAACTCGTCGAGAGTACGCCGAAGCAAAAGACCGCGATGATTAGAATTGTGACAAAAACGTAGCGGATCAGCAAGAAGTGCAAAACTCTTTCCACCCCCTGCAGCACCCCCATAGAGTACGTCTCTTTCGCCCGCCGAAAGAAATTCTTCTTGTGGTCCCTCATTCGGACGAAATACGATTTCACTGTCTTCAACCAAGTCCGCAACGGCTGCGGGTAGATCAGCGAGGTCACCCTCGTCAATGACTGTCGTATCCTTGCCAACAAGAGCCTTCTCCACTTTACCTATCTTGTCTTCGAGTTTGCGGGCGTAGCGACGTTTGTCCTCTGCAGCCTTTGTTGTCTTGGCTGCACGACGCTTGGCTCCGTTCAGTTTCTTTTGGGCAGCACGTCGGGCACGTTCCTTTGTAGATAGGTTGTACGTGGCTTTGGGTGCGTTGGGGTCCTTTTTAGGGCGTCCTGCCACTCAGGACTTCTCCGTGCTTCCCTGTGCGGGACGCCCCTTACATGATTTCTTATATTTCGCCATCGATCACGACCTCTTTCTTTGGGGGGAGCAGGACAACGCCGTGTACTGCAGTTACATTGTGGTTGATTGTCTCCGCCTGCTTCACTCCTACACGGTTGAGGAGGCTCTCAGCAGCCTTGAGACGCAGATCATCACCGCGTTCGGGGGCGGGGTTGTCAATTGTATCTACGAGGCGTGTAGCAGCCTTGTAGGCGTTCATAGACAGGACATCCTTCGTGCGATCTACGATCTCATCTGCGAGGGTTTTGCGTAACCAGACTGCGCTACCCTTCGAATAGCCCGCATCGACGGCTGCGGCAGTTACATTGCCTCCGTTTTCGAAGAGAATATCGAGGAACTGCGTCTGTTGGGGCGTGAGTTCCCGTTTTTTCGGTGTTTGTTGGGGGAGAAGGTTCATTTTCTACGTATCTACGCCTTGTTCGATGTAGCAGAGCGTACGCGCAACACGTAAGTCAGGTATCAAGGCACGAATTGCACCTACCATCTCAACGATTCGCTCTATGCACTGCTCTTCTGTCTTGTATGGACCGCGATTATCCT